AAAAATGCCGTCGGTAAAATCCTCGTGGATAAACAGCCGGAAGGCACAAAATCGCCGAACCTCGCAGACGCCGTGATGATTAACTACGCGCCGATGGATTCCTCTCTCGATATCTGGACTAAGCTCGGAGCATAAAAGCTATGGCGAAAAAAACAGGAAGAGTTGCCACAGCCGACTCTTACGATAACTTTGTCGCGCGAGTTGGCATGCAGCAGCCAAATCAGCATGCAGCGTCAACTTATCGAGCCAATTACACCAGCCGCAATCGTCTGCTGTTGGAATGGGCGTATCGTTCCTCATGGATCATCGGCGCAGCAGTTGATGCAAAGCCCGACGATATGACAAAAAAAGGGGCCAGAATAACCAGCGAAATTGACCCAAAGCGGCGGGGGATTCTGGAGGCCCGATTTGAAGAGCTAAAACTCTGGGAGCGGCTGAACCTGATACTGAAATGGTCCAGGCTGTATGGTGGTGCCGTTGGACTAATCCTCATTGAGGGTCAGGCACCTCTGACGCCTCTGGTGCTGGATAAAGTGGGAAAAGGTAGCTTTAAAGGCCTCGCTGTTCTCGATCGTTGGATGATAAACCCTAATCTCGGGCGACGCATCAAGACACTCGGGCCTGAGCTTGGTAAACCCGAAACTTACGAAATCGTCACTTCTGCACAGGGTATTCCCCCCTGGACGGTGAATTACAGCCGGCTGATTCGTATGGATGGGATAACTCTACCGTACCAGCAAGCTCTCACAGAAAACGAGTGGGGAATGTCCGTTGTAGAGCGTATCTTCGACCGCCTGACATCGTATGACAGTACGAGTGTTGGTGCGGCACAGCTCGCTTACAAAGCGCATCTGCGCACGGCAAAAATAAAGGAACTGCGCAAAATTATTGCGATGGGTGGAAAACCATACGAAGCGCTGCTCAAACAAATGGACATGGTGCGCCAGTTCCAGACCAATGAGGGGATGTCTCTCTTTGATGCTGAAGATACCTTCGAAACGCACTCCTACTCGTTCGCCGGGTTATCTGATCTGCTGAGCGAGTTTAAGGAGGATATTGCTGGAGCCGTCGGCATTCCCCTGGTTCGCCTTTTTCGCCAGTCGCCGAAAGGGTTTTCAACGGGCGATTCGGATCTGGCTAACTACTACGATGACGTGGGTGCCGCGCAGGAAAATACGCTACGTGGCCCAGTTCGTCTGCTCTATGACGTGCTTCACCGCTCGGAGTTTGGGGAGCCGCTGCCGGACGATTTTACGTTCGAGTTTAATCCCCTCTGGCAGATGTCAGACGTTGACCGTTCAACGGTGGCTACCAACACCACTACCGCACTGGCGACCGCTGTGCGTGAGCTGGGGATGCCTCCCGCCGCCGCGTTAACCGACCTCAGGGAAACGGCGCGTGTAACGGGCATCGGTGCATCCATTACCGACGAGGATATTGACCATGCGAAGGCCCAGTGGGAGGAGGATGAATCTGAAACCATCCCTCCGCCGACGATCGGAAATACAGTACCGCAAAAGCCTGTTGGCGATAGCAAACCAGATAGGGCAGATCGTCGATGGTACCTACGATGGTTCACAGGCCAGCGCTGACAGCATTTCGAAAACGCTGGTGGACTATTCCGAGGTAATCAGCGACTGGGCAGAGCATGTCGGGCGAAGGATGTTTGCCCAGGTCGAGCAGGAGGAATGGAATCAGTGGAAATCGGTATCAGAGGAAATCGGCGCTGGCCTGCGCGATGTGGTGGGTAATACCCCCGTCGGGCAGGTGGCGCAGGATATCGTGTACCGCCAGATTCAGCTGATGAAGTCCCTGCCGCTGGAAGCAGCCGATCGCGTGATGGACATACAACAGCGCGCAATGCAGGCGGTTATCACTGGTGAACGTCCGGACGAGCTCTACGAGATGATCATGGCCTCCGGTGACGTGGCCGCCAGCAGGGCGCAACTGATTGCCCGTACAGAGATTGGACGAGCTACCGGCGCGCTGACGCAGGCCAGAGCCCTTTCGGTTGGATCAGAGGGCTACTGGTGGCGTATCGAGGGGGCCGGAACGCGTGATTCTCACCGCAAGATGAAAGATAAATTTGTGCGCTGGGATAACCCGCCGACGCTGGACGGTATGACCGGACACGCCGGATGTTTGCCGAACTGCAAATGCTGGCCTGAAGTACAGATTCCTGCACCGAGAAAATGAAAAATACGGCTTTGAGCATTCATTTCATGCGAACTGCAATACCCGCGAAATGTTATGAAAATGTTGTATTCGAAAAGGCCGATTTTCAGCCCAGTTAATCGCTACTTTTACGGCTTTAAGGGGACATTTTAATCGAGTCCATTTTCGTCGGTGCGGGTAAGAACCCTTATGTTAAATAGACCGTTATTTCGAGCATTTTTCCCAATCTCACAAGGTCGCCACTGGGCGGCCTTTTTGTTGCCCGTAATCAAGCAGGTAACCAATGAAATATTTCTTTAAAACCCGTCTTGGGAACACCCGTTTTCAATTGGCCGATGGTTCGATTCTTTTCAAAGACGTACCTATCGGTCGAACCGGAGAACAGGTTTATGGCGCGCAAGAGCTGCCTGAATTAACCCCTGACAGCGACGGGCTGATTATTGTCCGCCGAACGCCTGAAGAGGTATTTAGTGAACGCACTATCGCGTCGTTCGAGGGGATGAACGTCACTATAGGCCACCCGAAAGACTTCGGCGGCAACATCATTTTTGTCACGCCGGAAAACTGGCGCAGGCTGGCAAACGGTCACATTCAGAATGTCAGACGCGGAGAGGGGGCAAACTCTGATCTGCTGCTGGCTGATGTCATCGTCAAGACGCCGGAAGCTATTCAGGCGGTTGAAGACGGAGACGATGAGGTTAGTTGTGGCTATGACGCCGACTACCGTCAAATCTCGCCGGGTGTCGCAGAGCAATATGCGATCACCGGTAATCACCTGGCCTTAGTCCCTAACGGGCGGGCTGGTTCACGTTGTGCACTGGGAGACGCTATGCCGAGCACTACTAAAAACTGGTTTACCCGGCTTTTAAAGGCCCGTAAAACCAACGACGCCGCCGAAATGGCGAACTTGATCGATAACCCACCAGAAAATATGACTGGTGATAACGACGATGTGACGTCATCCATGACCCCTGGGGGGGTGGTTATCAACCTCTCACCTCAAAACCCGATGCCTGCGCCAACGCTGCCTGTCACGACTGATGCGCAAGAAGATATCCCTGCGTGGGGTAAAGCGCTCATTGAGGCCGTGGCAAAACTCACCCCATCCAATCCAGCGACGGTTGATGAAGATGAAGACGAAAAAGGTGAGGAGGAGGGGGCGGTTACTGGCGATGCTGCTTATCGCGCTGATCTGATTCAGCCAGGCATCCAACTCCCGGCGAAGGCGAAACCAACTGCGTTTAAACGTCAGGTTCTGGCTTCTGCCGATCAGATGCTGGTTCGTTCCATCGTGGGCGATGCTGATGTTAAAAAGTTGAAAAAAGCCACTGTTGATATGGCATTCAATGCCGTTTCTGAGCTGGCTAAAAACCGCAATACCGCCGCGCAGACTGTAGACAGTTTCCGCACGATGACCACCAACACCACAAAATCTATCGCGGAAATCAATAAAGCCGCGAAAGAACTCTGGGCTAAACGAGGCTAAAACATGGCTAACACCATTCTTTACCGGATGTCTGCGGGCATTGCCGGGGGTATTTCACGCCCACAGGATTTAACCGTAGAGCCGCATATTCTTGATGCGACTAAACCATTCCCGGCGTATGGGCTGGGCGGGAAGATTGTCGGGGGTAAGTTTGTTCCCATCGAGGCAGCTGACCCGGTGACAGTATTGGCGGGGATTTTTGTTCGCCCTTATCCGACGGCTTCGCAGCCCGACAAGATTCGCCAGGTTGGCACCGGCTACAACTTTGCCGGCGACAACCTGAAACGCGGTTATGTCACGGTCAATATCGGCGGTGACGCCTCTGCTGTTGCTCTCTATGCCCCGGTATTTATGCGCGTCGGCACTCCGACCGCAGCAAGCCCGCTGGGCGCTTTCCTCGCTGCTGCGGACGATACAAACACTGTTCAGATCACCAACGCCTATTTCAATGGTCCCGGCGACGCCGACGGCAACATTGAACTGGCATATAACATTTAAGGGAGCATGACAAATGCCAATGACCTTTGATCAGGCAACAGTCGACAGCACTGGTGCTTTTCTGGTTCACGAGCTGGAGCGACTCGACCAGACGCTGAACCTGCCGCTGACCTCCCAGACGTGGAGCCGCGATATCGAACTACGTGAAGATGTTTCTATCGCGGACGAGATGAGCTCTTTCACCAACACCACGTTTGCGGCCGCTGGCTCTCCGAACGCAAACGGCAAGAACTGGATCAACCAGTTAGCTACTGCCATCTCCGGGCTGAATGTCGATATCACAAAAACAGGCTTTCCTCTGGAACTGTGGGGGATGGAGCTGGGCTGGACCGTGGTTGAACTCGCCGCCGCCGCTCAGGTTGGCCGTCCGATTGACACCCAGAAGTACGACGGCATGCAGCTCAAATGGAACATGGACACGGATGAGCAGGTGTATATCGGAGACGCTGCAAAAGGTGCAAAGGGGCTTTTGAACCTGTCTCAGGTAACCCCAACGAACGCGGCGAAAACTTGGGCGACTTCTACCCCTGACGAAATCCGCGCCAGCATTAACCAGGTACTGAGCAATGCGTGGACCCGTTCCGCATATTCAAAAGTCCCGGAAGACTTGCTGATCCCGCCAGACCAATATTCTTTCCTGGCAAGCACTATCGTTTCATCTGCAGGTAATCAGTCACTGCTGACCTATCTGGAAACCAACACAATTGCTTTCCACCAGAACGGCAAGCCGCTGAATATCCGCCCTGTGAAATGGGCCATCGGCCGTGGCGTTGCAAACAAAGATCGTATGGTCGCATACACGAACGACAAAAAGTTTGTGCGCTTCCCTATGGTTCCCCTGCAGAGCGTGCCCATCCAGTATCGCGGTATCTACCAGCTCGTAACCTACTACGGAAAGCTGGGTGCTGTTGAACCGGTCTATCCGGAAACCCTTAACTACATGGACGGCATTTAAGCCAGTAGCCCCCGGAAACGGGGGCTTTCCTGAGGAACTGCTATGAAAAAAATCTATGTGCTGTCGGCGTTTAACTTTAACGATGGAGCCAGCATCAAGGCTTTTACCCCCGGGTTTCATGACGTTGAAAATGACGTTGCTGATCACTGGTTTGTGAAAGCACATTGCTCGCCCGATGGCGAAGCCCCTGCGCTGGCGGATGATCCGCGTATTGCAGAGCTGGAAGCGCTGGTGGCAGTGCAGACAACCCGCATTGCTGAGCTTGAGGAGCAACTTGCAGAGGCTAAAGCCAATGGCAAAAAACAAAAGCCTGCCGACGCCTGAGAAATTCCGCACTGATTTCCCGCAATTTGCTGATGAAACCAAATTTCCCACCGCGATGATACAGCCCCGCCTCGCTCTGGCAGATGTTTTGATGAGCGAGTCACGGTTTGGGGAGGATATTTTTCCCTATGTCGTTGAATTGTTCGTGGCGCATTACATGACACTTTATGCCGCTGACATGCGCTCTTCGTCCGTAGGGGGCGCTGGTGGTGCTAACAGTGGTGTTCAGACATCAAAGTCGGTGGATAAGGTTTCTGTCAGCTATGACGCCAGTGTGACGCTTAATCCTGATGCCGGGTTCTGGAATAACACTCGCTACGGTTCCGAATTCTGGGAATACCTCATGATATTCGGTGCGGGAGCGATACAACTGGGGACACCATAATGAAAAGCGGGTTAACGGTTCGTGCTGATAACGCCGTGGCTGTTCTGGAATCCCTCCGGCAGCTATCCGGAATGGATGTGCTGGTGGGAATACCTGAGGACAAGGCAGGGCGTGAGGATGGCTCCCCGATTAATAACGCGGAACTGGGCTACCTTCACTCGACGGGCGCAACGGTGGAAATCGACGGTACAACGGTCACATTTCCCCCGCGTCCTTTTCTGGATATGGGGATCGAGGATTCAAAACCCCGAACCACTGCGCACCTGAAGGCAGCGGCAACCGCCGCGCTGGAGGGGCAGACTGAAGCAGCAGTGCGTGAGCTGGAGAGCGCCGGACAGATTGCCCGTGATGCTGCAAAAGCTGTTATCGGTGCTGGCGACCGACTGCACCCGCTTTCTGAGAAAACCCTCGAACGCAGACGCGCCGAAGGCATTCCCGGCGACAAGCCGCTGTATGCCCACGGTTACCTGCTGCGCTCAATTAACTACGTCGTGAGGAAAAAATAATGCCTCTTCTCGATGTGAGCGATGTTCTTCTCGATCCCGACTTCATGGACACCAGTCTGGTGTGTCACCGGCAGGTTCAGACGGTGGATGAGGACAATTTCACGAAAAACACCGCTCAGGATATTCCATTCTCTGGCGTGGTGACGGTTGACCGTTCCCTGGAAGCCAGGCGAATGGAAGCAGGACAGAACATAAGCGGCGCGATCCTCATCGTGACGCAGTTCAGATTAACCCAGGGCCAGCCCGGTTCAGACAGCTCCCCGCGACTTGATGCAGATATCGTGACCTATAGCGGACGCGACTATCGCGTGACGTTCGTCGACCCGTACACCCGTTACGGTGCCGGATTTGTCCAGGCACATTGTGAGCTGGTGGACTTTAACGGAGGGACGCCAGTTGAGTAACGACAGCACCGCGCGCGGTTATCTGACGCCTGTTGGGGATCTCCCCCAATACGATGAGGCGCTGGAGCGTGAAATCAGCCGGTGGATTCGTGGTGTTTCTGGCCTGCCGGCTGCGCTTGTTTTCCCCCGATGGACTGACCCGCAGCCGCAGATCCCCAACAACGGGGTGACGTGGTGCGCCTTCGGTATCACTACTGTTCCCCAGCCGTTAAGTCAGTCCGATGTTCAGGTTTCGGAAGAACAGTCCGAGCAATGGACATGGGAGCAGGTCACGGTGATTTGCTGCTTTTACGGCCCTCTGGGGGCCAACATTGCATCAACTTTCCGCGCGGGAATATTCGTCGAGCAAAACAACGCCGAGCTGAATCGCTCGGGGCTTTCGCTGGTGGAGGCTGGGACTATCTACAACCTGCCAGAGCTCATTAATAACCAGTGGGTGAGGCGCTATGACCTCACCATCACGTTGTCCCGCAAAAACATTCGTACCTACAACGTCCGGACGCTGCAAGATGCGCCCGTCTCATTTTTCGGAGACTAAATTATGCCGCAGGGATTACCTGTATCAAACGTCGTCAATGTCGACGTGATCATTGGGCCGCGTGCGGCTACTGGTCGAAACTTTGGTTCGCTGCTCATTCTCGGGAGCTCAACGGTTATTCCGGTTACTGAGCGTATTCGCCTTTACTCATCCCCCGAAGATATCGGCACAGATTTCGGTGTTGATAGCCCGGAATATGAAGCCGCTACGGTGTATTTCTCGCAATCACCGAAGCCTCAGCAGGTATATGTCGGCCGCTGGGCGAAAACGCTGGCATCGGCCGAAAACGGTTCGACGGAAACGCTGCTGCAGGCCGTGAACGCTGTACTGAATTACACGAACTGGTATGGCTT